AACCGCAGATTGCTTTGAGACTGTCGAAGGGTTCCCTTTCGCATCCACTGGAACACCACCAACTCCCTGTTGATGAGTATTTGAATTACCATCGTATCCTTGAATTACAGGGTTCTGATTCGGAGCAGGAAAATCTGTTTCTTGTGCCATTAAATCTCCACCAAATTCTGCAACTGCTGCATACTGAGGTACATCAGTAGATGATATTTGCTGTTCGGCTCCTGTCCTTACTTCATCAAGTCTCTCTTTCACCTTCAAAGCCTTAGCAGCATCAGCAGCTCGTTTCTTTCCTACAAGAGCATCTGTAACTTTACCAGCCATATTCAAAATAGGTCCAGCAATCATTCCGATTCCCGGAATCGCAGATACAGCATCTCCTGCACCTTGTAGAATACCTCCTGCATTATCTCCCATCCAACTTCCAAAACTATATTCAGGAAGTCCCATAAGGTTTCCACCATAAGCATAAAGTGGACCACCAAGTTCATTGTACTTAGTTTGAGGTACAGGTAGTATTTGAGGTTGAGTAGGTCCTGCTGGTATAGCTCCCTGTGGTGCATTGAGCATCTGTGACATATCAGCAGTAGGAGCAAGACCTTGTTGCATTAAACCTCCAATTCCTCCTGCAAAACCTCCTACAGAAGCTCCTACACCTTTTGCAACTTGACCAAATAAACCTTGTGGTTGAGGATTATCGAGATACTTGAGAGCATCAAGTGATCCACCTACTCTAAAAGTATGTGCTGCGTGTTGTTCTCTGGTATGACCCATAGCTTCAGCAGCAGCATCAAATTGAATTTTTTCTTGTGGTGAAAGGTCTAAGTATCCACCATCTTGAAAAGTATTTATCGGAGTCATCCCACTACTTACAGGAGTTTCCTCAATAATAGGAGTGTTGAGTTCTTGATCTAAATAACCACCAAGTTCCTTTTTCCATTTTGCAGCGTTACGAGCAAAGTTTGCTTTCTTAACCATTGCAGGAGAATAATTTTCTTTGTTCGCAAGAACAGCAGATGCAAATCCCTGAACAGTTTTACCACGCTTCGTTGCAGCAGCAGTGAACGTGCCTCTCTTAGAAGGCTTAATATTTATTGCCATAATACTTTTTATTATGCCTTGTTTCGTAAAATTACTCAATGATTTAGAAGAACTCAACAAATCACATTAAAACTTTCTAATACTATTTATTAGATATAGTAAAAGATGTTATAATATCATGTATTATAAATTCCTTGTCGTCAGCACCAGTGTAAGCAAACGAAGCGAATAGGTGAGTGTCACGCATACGTGCATATCTTTCACCATCAGGGTTAGGAGAACCGTCAGGTAATTCTACCGAACGTGGGATAATATATCTCCACTTCCGCATCCTACGTTTTACATTATCTCCGACAGTCAGAGTAATCGGTCTCGTGCTTTGGTAGTCATTCCATAGATGAACGATCTCCCATGTCTCAGGTTGATCTACTCCGGAAGTTGTTGCTTCTGTAAGCCACTCGAAGTTATTGAAAACAGCCGTGTCATCCGGATGTGGGTTAATTAACAGAGTAACAGAGATTTGTCTATACGCATCATAGATATATCCTCTATTAGAATAAAAATCATTATGTCTATGAATATCTCCATGTAATCTAAAACTAAGTGTTTTATCAAGATAGTTCATAACAAGTGACGGATCATGGTCAGTAAACCCTACAAACGAATCAGTAACTTCACTATACATTAACGTGTAATTACCTGTTTCATCTGTAAGATAAATTTCTTTAAACTCAGGGTCTTGCCACATACTCATACCTGCACCGATCTGATAATGGATGAACTTATTATCTATCTGTTCATCAGGAATATTATCTCTAAACCATGAATCCATACCTTTCATTAGAGATAACTCTTCAGGACCTTTCCCGTACCTGTACATTGCTTTCCCTTTCAGGTCTACCCAATAGAGAGCGTTAGAGGTAAGAGCAAGGTGTCTCCAATGGTAACACCCAATATCAGTCTTTGCATAGTCATATCGGTCTAAGAGACCTGCTACACCAAGAGATAGTTGAGATACATTTCCAGTTTCAATCAAAGCACGATCATTTACTGATACTACACCGAAAGCACTATCTTGAAAATAGAGAAGTCTATTATTAACGAGCTTCACTGCTGTAACAGGTCCGTATTGTGGATCAACATCAATAACCTGATTAGCAGGATATAATAGCCAACTATCAGCAGCTTCACCATTAACCTTTGTCAGAGATGCAAGAATCCTTGTATCAAAGGTTGTCAATGCACTCCAATCAAAAGGTGCATCTATAAATATCTTAGTAGTATTTTGCTTGGAATAAACAGGATTATAAATATACTGATCTCTTAACTGAGCATATAATCTGGTTCCACCATCATCATACACACCAGCCTCATCCTGAATAAAACACGCATCAATCTCTTCGTACACTTTACTCCAAGCTGATTCATACCTTAGCGATTGAACAATAGTTGTTTCTACAGCAAATCCAAGCCAATCATTTCTAAGACCACCAGCATGAACACCATATCCATTCAAGTGAGATGAATACATACAATCAAATGTCTCAATGTAAGTATCTCCACCAAACGTAGCAAGTGAGGTTACAGCCTTATCCGTTACTTTACTTGCAGCTATATACTCATTATATTTTCTTGCTTGAAAAGTATTTCCTCCATATTGACTTTCGTAAACATTTCTCCTGTAGTTAGCAATAGAACGAGAACCATAAGTTTTACTGGCTGCATCGAAAGTTGCATTATCAGCAAGAAGTAGAAAGTGTATTCCTTTACGTGTTCTATCAACTACATCCTCAGTTATATAATGATATGCTCCGAGAGTAACCTGAACTTCATTCTGCTTCACAACTCTACCCTCATCCATATCTGAAAAATATTCAGCATTATATTCATTTGCGTGTCCAATATTATCATAATAATAATATCGTGTTCCTTGCATATAATCTTGTGTACCAGAAGGTCCAGTAATAAATCCATCAAGTGCATTAGTTCCTTCACCTATGATCTGTAAATAATCTGTTGTTGGTCTAAGAACAAGATCAGCATTGAAAGAAACTTCAGGTGAATGAAATTGATACATATCTACAGTATTGTAAGTAGCACCAAACCAATTTTCATGTACAAAAGTATCAGCAGTACCTTCAGGTTTAGGTTCATTCAGAAACCCTTGAGCAAGAATACTTCGGTCAGTACTTGTACGTAGAACTCTTACAATCTGATAACTTTCAATATCACTTGCAATACTACTGGTATCTACTTCAAAAACAGGATATAAAATATTTGCATACGCTCTGATTCCTGCACTCATAATTTCATAAGTGGTTCCATTCGAGTTTGCAGAAGGCATCCTGATGTCACCAATCCATTTAACAAATGAACTTCTACCTCTTGCATCAAATAATACAATTCCAAATCGGTAAACTTCATCTCGGAAATATCCAGCATACCTTCCTGCTATATAAGGACTTGCATATCCTTCATAAGAAAAGCTATAACGTAATCCTTCAGGAGGAACATCAGTAGCACCATCGTAAGTTGAATGAATATCAAATATATCAGCAAAAGTAGATACTGGTTTTTGATCTACCTCAATCTGTTTAGTATCAAAGTAATAGGATACGTTTGGTCCAGTTCCACCAATGGTACTACCATCTTCTTGAAATTTGAATCTGTTATCATTAACTCCTGTATCTCCATCTGAATCTATATCATTAAAGGTACACCGAAGATCAGCGTCCGTTGGAAGCTGCCAATTAGTTCCACCAGCACCACCTGTAAATGATCCACCGGGAGAAATTACATAATTTGTTGAACCATATACGTATGCTTTAAGTCTATAATTTACATTAGACATATAATTATAAGCTGTTGAAGTACCTGAAGAACCACCAAAACGATAAGCTCTTGCATCAAATTCTATATCAAAAGCATCTTCTGAAATGTTTGCAGGAAACAAAATGTTATCTTTTGTTTCAAGGTCTCCTGCTGAGAATAGGGAAGTAGCTAATACTCTGAGTTCCTCAAGAGTATAGGTTCCAAGATTCTGACCTGTGTCTCTAAAGCCTATTCTATCATCGTATATATCTCCTTCAAGAATAATACGTATTTCAGGTTCATCAACCTGAGTATAATAATTAATAGCTACAATTCGTATCCTACTGTAAGTTTCATCACTACTGTTTAAATCTACCTCACCATAAAATCCTTTACCAGTATTAACATCAATATCAGAACCAAAGTATTTAGTACTGTTAGCTGCATAATCATCTGCTTCAGTAACATGGAAGAGATCACTTATAGGACTCCATAAAGTAGCAGAACCATGCAGTTGATAAAGTTGATAAGCATATTGAACTTTACCTGCTCTAATATTACCTGCAATTTCTTCTCTTATATAAGGTTCTATAAGTTGAGAATTTCCAATAACCTCAATTCTATCTAAAGGAAGATTGACAAGATCGTTAGTATCAGCATTATAGACAGTGTTTATATGTCTAAGATTATGATACCCATCAACCCAATAGACCTTTTGAACTAACTCATTTTCATATCGGGGAATCGCTTTAATGGGATAACCAATAGTAAATCCCATATCTTCTGTATAGATAAGGTTGTAACCATCACCGGGACTTACGTGATAATTAACAAAATCTATTGGATAAGTTTGATTTGTAGTAAGAGCTTCTAATTCTTCGATTGGAACTCTTACAATGTAACTTGGGTTTCCACTAAAACTTGTTCCTATAAATAAGATAATATCATCTCTCAGAACACAATACCCAATGATTCTACGCAAAGTATCACCAAGAGTAACCCTCTCAAGAGTACCTTCTATATCTTCCAACGCACCACCACTCAATCCATCCTGACTGGTTATACGTACATTGTTAGCAGAATAGTAATGCTTATCATCATACTTATTCTTGGATGTATCTTGATCCATCCCCTGATTGAAAGTGTTCGTCATCTTAGCCATTACCGTCCGAGATTATTGTGAAGTATAAGTCTCTCACTATCAGGAGAATAAATGAACGAAGCATTATGTAAATCGGTATGAATCCTGAGTCGCAGGAAACGATTCTTAATAGATTCCATTTCGTCAATCGAAGGAATCTGAGCTTTCGTACCAGCAGCACCAATATACCAACCTCTGTCCTGTTCGAGTTTCTGATACTTATCACGAGTTATATGATCTTGCATATAAAGTCTAAATCCTATTCTCTCAGCAAGATATGCCTGTACAGCCATGATGAACTTAATATCATCAGGAACCATTGGCATCCCTAATGAGTTAGTAGGAAATGCTTTGTAATGCAATTCTACCTGTCCTTCTTCAAAGGATGTGAAGATGTAATTGTTATTGAGTGTATAACTATACTGAGACTCTCGTGAAAACATCTGTTCCATATCTCTCAAGAAAGAACTTGACTTACAGACCATTGGCATCTTCGTATCATAATCTCTTGCGAGATATACCGAATGTAAATCCGTTGGTAAGTCTCCACGAAAATTCACTATATCAATAGGTTTGGGCATTGTATCACTTCCATCGGTGATTCTATCTATCAAAGGTTGAGGAGCACCGATAAGTGACATTACATCCCATATCCATTCGATTACTTCATCAAACTTGATCTCAAGATCAAATCCGTAATCTCTGTAAACACGTTCAATAACGTAAGCTACATCAACATATTTGCCTGTTAAGCTCATCGTTATATGGTTTTTACATTAATGATGGTTGATCAATAAAGTCAAACATATTCTTCTCGTCTGACTCTTCTTTTTTAGGTTCAAAAGGATTCTCAGTAGTGACGAACTCTCTACGCTCATCAATGTATTCAGCATCCTCTACGTCTTTGGGTTTACCGTACTTGGATTCAGTAACGATATAACCACCTTCGACCTTGCGGACTTCTTTACGATGGCTCAGACCGTTCTTCTCCCAAGACTTGCTATAAGTCAAGGACTCAGTCCCATCCTTCATAGTCTCTTTGGCAATATTAACTCTTTCGCTCATATCTACTTACTTTTGGTTTCTGTTCATAATAATCAACCTCAACATTCTCATCGTTAATAACTCTTGCTAACTCACGCTTGTTTGCTCTGGTCATTGTCAGAGAGTAAGCTGTGTTGTTTGGAACCGAACAAGTACTCTTATCCCAAAACCACTTGCAGTTGAACCCGTTGAAATGTTTATTCAAATGGTACACAAGTTGTTTACGTTTCTTTGCTTCAGGGTCTTTCGCCCAAAGTTTCTTCGTTGCATCCCAATCCGGTCTGAGGTATCGCTTGTCGATGTCACCGTCCGGAGTCATTGCAACAACTATCTTTTGCTTCCTGATACCGACACTACCTAAAGAAGGCATATTAAAGTCTCTACCTTCCAAGATGACATCTCGTATCACCTCCTGTATAAAAGTCTCCCAAACACGCTTAAAAGTGCGTAGGTCGGTAGGTTTAGAAGCTGTCTGCTTATAGAACCTATGAATGTCTTTAATTCCTTGCTTCTGCTGGATCGGTAGTGTCTGTTCCATCATTTACTACATCACTTGGAGCTTGAGATTGCGGAGCAATCCTTTCCTTGATAATTATGTTTTCAATATCATCTCTCATTGCTCTGCTTATCGGGTAGTTCCCATCATCAGAATAAAGACTGTCTCCATTCTCATCTGTAAACCTTGCAACTTGTGCAGGATTCTGGAACACTCCAATA